ATGACTGACCACATTCCCAACGATCTCAGCCACCTCAGCGATTCAGAGTTCCATTCACTCTGCCCACAAGGTGAACACGCGCCGGGACCAGAGCCTCTTTCCCACGCCGCGCAGGCAGTACGTAAGGCGTATTACAGCACTGACGATTACCTAGCTGGTCCAGCACTTGCCGCCGCCCTGCGAGCTGCTGCGCCAATGATGGAGTGTGTGCAAGATCACCTAAAACTCCTCGCTATCGCCGACGAGCTGGAGGCATTGCCCAATGACTGACTTTCGCGCCAAACTACAGCGATTGGTGAAGGCGTATGACGAACATGGCGGGAAGTGGCCCGACCACCATGAACAGGCGCTTTTTCAAGCCGTTGAAGACGCCCGCGCCGCCCTGGCTGAGCAGCCGGTGTGGCCGATGGATAAGCTCGACCGGCTGATTGCTCTGGACCGAGACGACCCCGCCAACGACCTGCCGGTGCCTGCCAATGTCTAACCTTTCTCCCCAGCAACAAGAACTGTTGGAAAGATTTAAAGAATCCGACACTGTTTGTGCAAAAGCATATGCTATTTACAAACAAAGTTTTGACCCTGTTGGACTAAACTGGACAGCATACCGCCAAGCACATCATGCTTCTGTAAAAAGAATGTCTGACTGCATGAAAGCAAAATTCAATCCTTACGATTATTTCAAACCATGAACAACCAACACCCAATCACCCCACCACCAGATCTAACGGATAAATGGAACAACCTTCCATTGAGCACTCAAGAAATCTTTGTGATGGTTGCCCGCTGGGGCGCCGACCAGGAGTTGAATGCTTGTTGTGAGTGGTTGCAAGATCCCGATCTAAATGTGGACACTTACAAACTTCGCGCCGCCCGCCGCCAGGGCAAGGTGCAGCTGATCGATGCCACCAGCTGGTTCAAGCCGCTGAGCTTGAAGGAGCAGGCGCTTGAAGCGTTGGAAACGCTAAACCAAGCGTGGATTATGCCAAAGGAACTGGAAGCTGTAATCGCCATCCGTCGCGCACTGGAGGCATTGCCCAATGACTAACCTCTCCCCCACCGCTCAGGCAGTGTTGGATGCTTATAAAAACGCTCCAGACTTGACGCTTGACGGTGATCCTGACGAAGTAGAACGGCGCCTTGGTTTAGCCGCCGCCTTTCGCGCTGTATCAGAGCATGGCGAGTTCGTGATACTTGATGATTCGGGAAACGGAGATTTCGTGGTGAAGGTGGATTTCCTTCGCGCCATCGCCAAAGAACTGGAGGGTGCCTGATGGCTACGACAACGCTGCTAATCGGCACGGCCATTTACATGGGGTTGGGCATGGCTATAATCCCCGCGTGCATGTGGCTATCAAACAAAACCTGCAATGCCCTTGAAAGGAGATGGAACCATGACTAACTTCTTCCCCGCCGCGCAGGCCGTCAAAGACGCCGCTGTTGACGCTTACTGGCTATTCCACCCCGCCCAAGTTGCCGCCGCCCTTCGCGCTGCTGCAAGTCAACTGACAAGCGCAAAGGCGAGTAACAAGCTTCGTGCCATCGCCGACGAGCTGGCAGGGCACGCATAAAAAACACACAGCAAATCAGCGCTAAGCCGAACTGCTGCGTAAAACGTATTCTCAACCCTTGCTCGCCGTAACCCCGAGATCGCAGTCCTACCAGTCGCTCTGAGCGAGGCTGCTCCCTAACCAGCCTCTTCTTCCTCCTCGGTCATCCACTCATGGATCTCGCCCTCCCTGTGGGCACACCAGAAAGCCTGGTTCCGGTACCACTCGGACCAATCCGAGGCTCCCTTCCTCGAGTTGCAATCCAAGCAACAGGCCACGAGATTCCGAGGATGGGTCAATCCACCCTTAATCCTGGGCACCACGTGATCAAGCGTCGCGCACTTACCCAGCTCATCCCCGCAATAGGCGCAAGCAGCATCCCAGCGCCTAAGAATGGCCTGCCGGAATCGCTCCTTGGCAGTTTTTTTAGGCACGAGATTAGATCCATCGATCTGATGATCCACCGAGGACTAACAGCGCCTTAACTGCAGGGTATCGAGGACGCGTTACAAACAAAAATAATGATATATGGCTAAAAGCCTGTGCCCAAACTCGATCTTTCTGCATCGTTAATCGATCTTTCTGCACAACCACTCGATATATCTGCCACAGCACTCGATCTTTCTGCATCAAAACTCGATCTTTCTACACCATACAAAAAGATCGACAAAAGTCCATAAACTTGTACGTAAGGTCGCATTCCATAGTCGTCGTGTCCCAAACAACTTCCGAAGAATTCCGGAACGACGGAGCCCTAGTCAATGTTTTGACTGGAATGGGAATGTCTTCGAAGGATCGAACAGTCTTTACGGGTATTGCCACACCTTCTTTCCTTGGACAATCAGATCTTGAGGCTCTGTACTCCCACGGAATCCCCCGGCGTTACGTCGATGCCATCTCCGACGAGATCCTGAGGCACCACACCACCATCACCCTGGGTGGGGATGAAGATCCCAATGCCAACGACACCATCTCGGCATTTGAAGAATTCCTTAAGGACAGCCAGTTCCACCAGGCCCTAGCCGAAGTCATCAAGCTGCAGCGTCTGTACGGGGGAGCCGGCCTGGTCCTCCTCATCGACGACGGAGTGGAAGATCCAGCCGAGCCTGTTAATACAAACAACATCCGCGGCATCAACGGGTACATCCCTCTCTCCCGTTGGGAACTGCTCCCTGAGGACTTCACGATCACGGACTGGTCTAAGCCCACCCATTACCGGATCACCACCAGCCAAAAGATCACAGACGACCAGAGAGCCGCCTACGTCAACGTTCGGATCCACCACACCCGGGTGGCCCGCTTCGATGGCATGTACCTGCCCTGGCGTGTCCGAGTACGGAACACCGGCTGGGGTCAGTCCGTCCTCCAGCTGATTTGGGAGTCGTACAAGCGCTACGAGTCCGCCATGGCCGGCCTCGAGAGCATGACCTCCGATGCGGACCTCTTTGTTCACAAGATGCCGGGACTGTTCCAACGGATTGCTGCAGGAAACGAAAGCGACCTGCGCAAGCGCCTCGAGGCCAACAACCTGAGCCGCTCGGTCTACGGCGGCATGGTGGTCGATAAGGAAGAGGAAGTGGAGTTCCTCAACAGAGCCCTCGCCAACATTGCCAACGCCACCGATCCCTTCGTCAAGGATCTGCAGGCAGCCACCGGCTGGCCCGCCTCGATCTTGATGGGTGATTCCCCTGGTGGTCTGGGCAAGGAAGGCCGCTTCGAAGAACGGGTCTGGGCTTCCCTGGTCGAGCAATGGCAGGAGGTCTACTGCCGCACCCCGATCACGGAGATCTTCACCTACATCCTGGCCAGCAAGCAGGGCCCCACCCGAGGACGCATCCCGCCCTCCTGGGCGACCAGCTTCACCAGCGTGTTCACGCAGACGGATGAGGAGAAAGCCGCCTTACGTCTCCAAATAGCGCAGGTGGATTCCCAGTACATCAATCTCGGGGTGCTCAATGCCCTCGAGGTGCGTGAAGCCCGCTTTGGTGGCACCGAATACTCGATCGAGACAACGCTAAACCAAGCAGTCACTGACCAGCTGATCGCCAGTGCTGATGCCCAGTTCCAAACCCAGATGATGGGTTACCAAGCCCAGCAGGAGGCAGCCCTAAATCCTCCGGAACAGGCTGGTGTACTCCCACCAGGCGAGACCACTGAAGAAGAGCAACCCCAGCCTGAAGAGAAGACCAAGCAGGACAACTTCGATTCCTACGAAGCCCAGGGCCTGCGCATCCGTGTTTCGCACGTAGTCGGTGACCTCAAAGCTGGGTATCTGGTAGGTCCTGATGGCCAACGCACCGATACCAGTGCCAACGCACCCTTGATGGTGTTTGGTCCCCACCGAGCTCGGAGCTACAAGCTCTACCGCGCTCATTTCGTCTGTGACGGAGCCTTGCTTGATGGCCCCTATGCCACAGGCTTCGCCTCACTCAAAGCAGCCAAAGCCGGGATTGCAACTTTCTTCCCTCGACAGAATGTGGCAGGACTGTCCCCTGTTCCCGAGGGCGAAGTTGAAGCTCTCCGTGCCGCCTGGGAGGTGTACTAATGGACAACCAACAGCAAGACACCACCAGAGCAGCCGCTTACCTTGCAGCTAAAGAGCGCCTGGACCTGCGGGGTGCCAAGTCCACCCGCACGGGCAAGACCCGTAACACCATCAACTGCACAGCAGGCAACAAGCGTTGCGGAAACCGGTGCATCCCTAACAACTGGGACTGCCGGCTTGAGGGAAAAGGAACCAATTCCGATCTAAGTGCCCACTCTCAGGATTTGCTTGCGGGTACCGCCAAGCTGCAGCGAGGCTCGAGGGATCTGATCAAAGGTCTCAGCACAGCAAACCCAGAGCTGATTAACCGAGGACGTAACTCGTTAGTACTAGGGGCTGTCAAAATTGCTCCAGGTGACAAGCTCGACAAGAAAAAGCAACTCAAACAGGACATTCTTCGCAACACACGTCCTGTAGTTACGGTTCTAACCCTAGGTGTCTTGGGCCTAGCTGCTCACCGGGGGCTAAAGAAAACTTGGCCTGGCTACGCCAATGGAATGGGCCGCAAATTAGATGACGCTGTCAAGCATGGGTACAACAGTGTCCTAGACCGCACACCCATTGTTGGGGCTAGGCGGGCAGCCATCCGAGCCACTGGCTTTGGTGCGGTTCAACAAGGTAGCAGGCAACTCCTAAAGGGCAACGAACTAGCCCGCAAGACCAGTGCAATGGCTAATAGCAATCCACTGAAGCCTGGGCTTGCAGCAACAGTGGGCATCAGTGCTGACACCAGGGGTTCGTCATTGATAAACAAGTACGACGAAATGGTTAGGGGTGCCAAGGGATCAGTCAATAGAGATACATGGATACAAAAGGGACGTCAGCTTGTCTACGATGCAAAAGACAAGAAGGGCAATAGTGTTTACTCAACAGATGCAAGTGCTTATTTATTGACAAAACAATTCGGGCTTGACCCCAGGGGCATGATCGGAGATCGAGTCCGCTCAAGCTACACAACTACAGCACGCAGAGAGATTCTACAGATAAGACTGGGGAATCATTTCAACGAGCTATCAACAGCTATGAGACGGGACATGGAAGTCCGCGGCATGGATGTCAAACAGTACACCGAAAGCGTGCTGAAGCCTCAAATTGCAACCTCCACAATGTGGATACCCGTTGCCGGTGACCGCAAAGCAGCGTCTCAACAGTCGGAGCAATTCCTAACAAGACTAATCACCAAAAATACAATTTCAGACCACAAAGACCACGCCAATGAAATCATTAAAAAGACGGAAACTCATTTCAACACAGTATTTAACGACCTTTCTCTGAACTTAAATCGTAATGCGGCCAGTTCTGAGTCTCCAGCGGATGAAGCAACACTGGGATTTGCTCGTTTTCTGTCTACAAACTCACGCGGACCTGCCGTACGAGTCGTTAACAACGAACATGCAGACCTTTACCTCGAGGGCGTTTTTCGCCGACGAGTTAATGGACAAAACGATCCAATCGTTATCTCACGTCCGACTGCCGTTCGTGTAGCAAAAGCAGTAGCAGGCCACGCTACGAATCCAACTCCAGAACAGGCACTTCAAATTCTTAAGGTTCAAGGTGGTATCAACGCAACTTATGCCGCATCGACTGGCCGTGTTCGCGTCCAGCAAAGCCTGACGGAAAGAGCACGCCAGCTGATGGCAACCGGAAACCTGAGCTACGAAGCTGCCCTCCGTCAGGCACGCAAAGAGGCCACTGCTCGCGGTGATTCCGACGACAGCGGAATTCCCCCACGGGTTGAAGCTTACCTTGAAGCTCGCACCGATCTCAAGGAGAACCCCCGCCTGGGAAAGACCTGTGGGGAGTCCCATATCCCCAAATCGCATAAGTGCACGAAGGGGATAGGTGCTTCTACGCAGAGTGCGGTCTCCAAGCATCAAGCTGCAAAGATCGCCGCCATTTCGGGTGGTGTCCTTCTGGCAGGTGCTCTCCTCACCGGCCTCGGTGTCAACCAGGCCAAGGTAAACAGATACCGATCGAACGTAAGTGAGTCCGCCATCAAGGCCGAAGTTCTTGCCAAAACAATGATGGACGAGATGCGTCAATCCGCGGCTCAGCGTCTAGGCAAAGACGTCAAAGACGTCACCGGCTTTGAGGCGTCAGTCTACAACTTCAAGGACTCAGGACATGACCGCGGCTTTGGTAGCAACGACAAGGCCCCGGCCTACTTTGGCCAAACCCCGAACAGCCGAGGTGGCGTCGTGATGCTCAGCTACGCCGACGACAACCGATTTACCCGCCAGGGTCAGGGCAGCTACAAGATGGCCAAAGGTGGAGCCTTTCAAGAGATCTGGGGTGAGCACGATGTCCTGCCCTTTGCTAACAGTATTTCGCAGCCAAGCCGGCGCAGCCCAGACGACATGACCATGCAAGCCCGAGAACGGGTGGTCAAGGCTGCTGGACCGTTAGGAGGTGCAGTCAAGGGAGCTGTTAATACGAAAGAAGCTTTCTCAAACTTTGATTACTTAAGCGAAAATATCAACCGCCGGGGTCACAATCCGGATGCAATTAGGGCGGCTGCCTTTGTCGTGGCCCAACGCCGCCTCACCGGCAAGCCAATCAACTTGATGTCGTATAGCAACGGTGGAAACGTTGCCAGCGAGACCCTGGCCATCCTAAAAGACATGGGCTATAGGGACGTCAAAGTAATCAATATCGCTGGTCCCACCTTCGGTGTTTTCTCCCATAGTCGTGACCAGATGCGGACTTGGGTTAGCCGGGGCGACGAGTTCTGGTCGATGGGACGCAGTGCTGCATTTCAGGGTAGCAACATCCAGTTCCTCCGCAACTCCAACATTCCTCACGGACTAACGGCCAAAACCGATCCCAACAATCGCGAGAACGGGGCCAATTGGAAGGCCAACTTCAAGGCAAAAAACAGCTACTTACTGGACGAGCAGCTGCAACGGGAGGCCCACCAGTTCCTGACCGTGGACAACCGCCGTTCTAGAGAGCTTGCTGATGAATTCATCTGGCGTTCAGCAGAGCGCAAGCCATTTGAGGGTGACCTAGACACGCTGTTGGGTGCGCGTGCCACCTCCGTTGCTGCCACCTACCGTCAAAAGCGTAAGGCCAACCTCGAAGCCGCCGACAATTGGCTACGCGACGAGCTTGAGAAAAGCATGATTGACAAGTGGTACGGAGGCTACAACGCCAAGACTGTGAAGAACCGCCAGAAAGAAATACAGCGAGACCTTCAAGAGCAAATCCATGGTAAAAAAAGCGCCGCGTAGTGGAGCTAATTGAGCAGTACAACCAGATCCTCCGCACCACCGAGGACGGAACCATGCGGCGGCTCAACCGCGTCCTCGATCAGTCCTTCAACCACATCGTGCGCCGCACGCGCATCCAAATGAAGGCTGGGTACAGCGATGCCCAGCAACGCAACCTGGCCCTGCTTCAAGAATTCCGGAATCTCGTCCCTGCCTACCGCCCGGACCGGGTCGATGCCTATGACCGGCTGCTTCGCACCTTGTTAGGAGACGCAAGCCGCTCGGGCCTCGATGTGGCCAGCCAACTGACCGAGCAAATGACCCCGGGCAAGCCCCGGATCGACGTATCCATCCCCCTGGATGCCACGGTCTCCGCCGCCGCCCAAGCCAAGGGCTACCTGCGCAAACACGGTGAGACCTTCGCCACCAAAGCAGCTGAGGTCGTAGCCAAAGGCATTGCCGAAGGTCGTGCCACCGACTCAATGGTCCAGGACATGCGCCTACGCCTGGGTGTGGTCAAGTCCAGAGCCGATGTCATCGTCCGCACCGAAACCCTGCGGGCCTACAACGACGCCTCGAACAACTACTACGCCAACCAGGGCATCGATCTGGTGATGTACTACGCCACTGCTGATGATCGCAGCTGCCCTTATTGCGCACCGAGGGCGGGCAAGATCTACAAACGCCAAGAGATCAAGGTCCCTTTGCACCCCCGGTGCCGGTGCTTCCTATCCCCCTGGGACCCCGACATTGCCCAGATGGACCCGGACTACACAGCCAAACGGGCCAAACACAGCAAAGAAGTCGCCCAAGCCATCGGCAAAAACGGCACCACCGAGGCCGTAAACCTCAGTCGTGCCGCTGTGTTCGAGCAGGTTGCCCCGACTCCTGTTAGTCCTACTTGAAGCCAGGCAGGCGTTGGAGCAGTTTGATCAAGGGCTTCATGGCCTCGAGCTGGGCGTCGATGGCCTCGAGCAGACTCTCAATCCTCTTCAGGCGTGCAATCGCATCGTCCGCCCGAGTGATCAGGGGAGCGGCTGCCTCTTGGACCTCAGAACCTAGAAAGCTACCGAGTCCCATCACTTCTTAGGAAAAAGGACTTTAAGGACGCTAAAAATGAGTTGAAGCCAAGAGTTAGCTTTCAGCGAAGGCGTAATCGCCATAATCTCTGATCCAGCTGCCACAACGACAGCAATAACAGCAACAGTTTGAACGCTCATAGTGAAAGTGTCACTGTTACCAGCTTATGGACCCTGATGTAAAACACCATCGCTAAGCTGGCCTATACAGAGTGGGCCAAAGGCGCCCTCTTCGCCATGGCACGCCCCACCAAACAGCGCCCTCCTGTAAAGCAGGAAGCAGAAGAGATGGAAGCCCAGGAAATGGGTGAGACTTCCGAAGAAGAGACCCGTGAAGGCACCGAGGACGGAGCCTCCATGAAGAACAGCCGGAAGCGCAGCCCCAAAGGTGCCAAAAACACCAAGGCTCCGATGGACGCTGAGTGCGGCATCTGCAAATCTGGCAAGTCTTGCTCTTGTAAGGCCAAGAAAGACGGGGGATGCGGTAGCTACGGCAAGCGTGGCGATGCCCTGACCCCTCAGGAATATCTCGCTGCTTGCGATCTGGGTATCCAAGACCGCAGCCGCACCTACATTCGCGCCCGCCTCGACACCGCCATGAACCTCACACCTTCCACTGTCCGCGCTGACCTCAAGTGCGGGAACGGCTCCATCTCCCAGGGTGAGAAGTGCACCAAAGGCACGGCGCAGACCGTTGATCCGAGAGCCACCGCAAAGCGAGAATTTAACGACATTCATCGTAATCGCAAAGCTCACGCTGCATTCCACAATGCAAAGGCGAACAGAAAAGGTATTGGCAACAAGGTAAAGCTTGCAGGTGAAGTTGCAGCTCGTGTGGGTGCACAAGTCGCACTTGGTGTTGGCACAAATCAAGTAGTCAAAGGTATTATGAGTGGAAATATAGGTGAAGCAAGCCGAGGTTTTCGCAATATGCACCTAGGTCAAGCTGCCGTGCAGATGGCTAATGCTGGCAAAGCTAGCCGCATGGGCAATAAAGGACTCGCGAAAGAATTTATTAAGAGTGCAGGGCGTAATGCGGGAGTTGGCGTCGGCCAAGAAGCTGCTATTGGAGCCTATGCAGGTTTCAAACGCACAGGGGGAATGGCCGGTATCAATCGCCGTACTCGTAGTGCCTATCAATCAGCCCGAGCACGTGCCACCGGCATGCGCTCCACACCACATGGCACTGGATGGGCCTCTAGCGCCTACGACCGTCCCTTGCCCGGTCGTCGTGACTCGGTCTACGCCGCCGGATTTAGCCCTGACTACGAGCAACTCGCAATCTGAGGCATGGCGCTTACCCCTGCCACCATTCGCGCTGACCTCAAATGTGGGAAAGGGTCCATTTCCGAGGGCGAGAAGTGCTCAAAGGGCGCTGCCACTAAGCGTGCACCTCGAGCTGGCACCACAGAGCGACTGCTCAAGCGCGCCGGGACTATCGGTTTTATGGGGGGCCTCGGTTACACCGCAGTTGCACTAGCCAAAGGCAAAGCCAACCATGCAGTAGGCGGATTGACTGGTGTTATGGCTTCAACATCCGCTTTCAACACAGGTGAGGCAATGATGTATGAGCGCAAAGGTCAGAAAGCCAAAGCTAAAACAGCGCGAATAAAGGCCGGTATAGGTGCTGGCTATGCACTAGCGGGTATAGGTCTGCTGGGGTACGAAGCCATATCAACCCGTAACTACATAAATAATGTTGCAAACGGCACATACACGCGAGAAACCGCAAGGAAAACCCAAGCAGCAGGAGAAAACTACAAAAATACCTATCAGGGCCGTTATGGTGGCGCAAGCGGAGCCGGTTACCGAGGTGCTCGTCCTCCCCGCCGCGGCTACCAAGGAAATCCCTTCCAAGATCTGGGTGTGTCCGCTTCGGCATCTACTGCGGAACTGAAGAAAGCCTGGAAAGCAAAGATGATGCAGCATCATCCTGACCGCGGGGGTGACCCCGAAGTGGCCAAAAAGATCAACGAGGCATATCAAGCCATTCTGCGATCTAAAGGCATCAAGGACTCCATCTACGCCGACGGCTTCGACATTGACTGGGACGCCCTCGCGCTGTAAGCCATGAACCTCACCCCTGCTACCGTCCGTGCCGATGCCTTTATCGGTAACAAGAAGCTTAACTGCGGCCCTGGTTCCAAACCATGTGGCAACGCCTGTATCCCAAAAGACCACAAGTGTCGAGCGTCCTGGAACAAACCAGTCAAGGTTGCCGCCACAGTAGGTGCAGTGGCTGGTGTTGGATTAGTTGCAACTGCCTTCCTGCATAAACGCCCTGGTATGCGTAGCGCTGCACGAGCCTCTATCGAGCCACTTGCTCAAGCTGGTTTTGCCGCAGGCAACGTTGCACGAGGCAACTTTGCTGGTGCTGCAAAGAACGCAGCCAATGTTGCTATGACCGGCAGAGAATTACCTAAGAATCTCAAGTCTCTAGCTAAAGGCTACAGCACAGACCTGAAGAACTTAGTCAACCGAGGTCGTAATGCTTCGTTCAAAGCTCGTCATCATCGTCAAGCAAAAGGTGGCCGAGTACCAGGCTTAAACTATGACTCAGTCTGGGCCATAGGTTTTGAACCGTGAACCTCACTCCCGCCTCCCTGCGCCTTGACACCGAGGACGGCAAGAAGTACACCAAGGTCGTCACCAACCCCGAAACCGGCCGTAAAAACAAGGTCCGTTATGGCGCCAAGGGCTATCGCATCGCACCTGGCACTGACAAGGGCGATCGCTACTGCGCCCGCTCCTTCGGCGACATGAAATCCGAGGGCTACAACTGCTCCGGCGGGGAACGCAACACCCCGCTTTGCCTTTCCCGGGCCAAATGGGCATGCTCTGGCAAGACCAGCCGCAAATCTTCTGCTCTAGCTCGCAAGGACAACTTCATCCAGCACTACGCCCCGGTTCAGCTTCAACCACCCAATAAGCGCGACAGCGCCTGGATGCCGGGAAAGTCTCCGGCCTAGCTCGAGCCGACGCCCCCGAGGTCGCTCGCGGTAAGCCATGTGGTGCCTCTCACATCCCGAAGCAGCACAAGTGTGGTAAGCACGCGGCTTCTCAGGCTTCGGCCAAGCAAAAACGCCTAACTCGACTGGCTGTAGCGGGTGGATTAACCGTCACTGCAGCGGTGGGCTTAGCCCTAATCGCTCGAGGCAAAGCCACTCCCCAAGTCCGCATGATGCCTGGGGTGACTGCCGCCCCGGTACCCCTAACACCCCGGAGCGTAAGGCTCTTACCTGCTCGAAGCTCAGCGCCAACCGAGGACGAACTAGAGATCCTTGAGCAATACATCAACAGCAGCCGCGTCTTGAATCGCAGCCTGCGCAGCGGGAAGCTTGTCCCTGGTGTGGAAGCCCGCGTCGAGAAAATCGACACTTGGATGCGTAACGCAAGCCCCACCGAGGGCCGGTATTACCGCGGCATAGCCTCAGAAAAAGATGCTGAATTCTTCCGCACTGCTTCCGTTGGTGACACCTACAACGACCGTGGATACGGCAGTTTCTCCAGCGTTTACCTCACGGCCAGACAGTTCGCTAAAGAGACAGCAGCGGGCGCAGAGCGTGTAGTCGTACGCACACGAGCACCTTTTTACGCCATGCCAACCGAGGCCATCGACACCATGGCCCGACACCGTGGAACCTTTGATGTTTCAGCCGCTGGCGAGAACGAGTTCCTCGCTCCACGTGGTGCAAGCTATCGCGTGACCAAGATCCGCACCGGTATCCCAACTGAAGGGCGCAACCGTCTGCTTCGCAAGTACACCCTGGTGGATCTGGAGTACACAGGGGTCAACAATAGTTAGATCCCTTTGATCAAATCTTGCAGCGTAAGCCCATAAAGCTCGCTCAAACTGAACAACTTTGTAAGCGATACCTCCACTTCTCCCTTTTCCAACCTCGAATACGCCGCCTGACTCACACAAAGTACCTCTGCAACCTCCATCTGTGTGAGTCCAGCATGCTCCCTTAGGCCCCGCATGCGACGACACAACATCAATTGCCTGTGAATCGCCACTCAGTTTTAACCGCCTACCGTTTAAGGCTACTCATTACATCCTGGGGTCGTAAAGTGGTGCTATGGAAACATCTGTTTCTCGCTACGATTTCGCGCCTATCACGGGTAGCGAAGCCACCGAGGAGGGTTACCTCCGCGTGTGGTGTCGTGCGGCGCGTACGGGCACTCAGCTCTATCGGCGCGCAGATGGTTCACAAGTTCGGGAATACCGGCCTCCTGAAGAGGTCAGCAATCCCGACGCTCTCTCCACGTTCGGTATGAAAGCCGCTACGTGGGGGCACCCACCCGTCCTTCTCGACGCAGCAAACACAAAGCAGTACCAAATTGGCTACTCAGGTAGCCAAGTTCGGTACAACGATGGCTTTGTCGAAGTTGCACTCGTCGTCACAGACGCCGATGCCATCGAGAAGATCAAGCGCAAAGATGCCACCGAGGTGTCCGCCGGCTACAAAGTCGACTTCGACCCCACCCCCGGGATCACCCCCGAGGGCGAGGAGTACGCCGGTGTCCAACGCAACATCCGGGTAAACCACATCGCCATCGTTCCTCGTGGCCGGGCCGGTCCCGAGGTACGCCTTCTGCTCGATCGCATGGATGCAGCCGACGCTGTTTCCTGCCCCGAGTACGAGTTGGCACTCCAGCCCAGTCAACCTGCATCTCCCGTTATGGCCACCGTCAAACTGGACGGCCTGGAGATCGATCTGCCCGCAGAAGCAGCTACGGCGGTCCAGTCCTTCGCCCGGGACATGGAGCGCCAACTCAAAGCTGTTTCCACTGAGCGCGACGAGCTTTCTTCCAAGCTCGACGCCCAGCAAGAGGAGATCGATGCCCTCGCCTTTGAGAAAGAAACCGCCGAAGGTCGTGCCGACGCTCTCGAAGAGCGCCTGGCCGAATTCGACAACGGTTCTGCTCGCATCGACACAGTCGAACTCGACCAACTGGTCGCTGATCGTCTGTCCACCCTGCAAAACCTGGCTCCCGCCTTTGCCGACGACTTCAAATTCGACGGAATTGACGACGCCAGCCTCTACAACCAGGCTTTCGAAAACCTGACCGGCACCGCTCCCCGCGAGGACGCTGAGCCTTCCTACATCCAAGGCGTAGTCGACGGCATCCTTGCCGCTCGTGCTGACTCCGAGGACGACGAAGAAGGTGAAGATGACGCCCCCGAGGGTGAGGGCGAAGTCGCCGAAGAAGGCGAAGCCAAAGAGGACGCCGCTGACGCTCGTTCGGACAGCTCTGCTGCCCTACGCAACGCGCTGAAAGGCGTCGGCAGTGCAAACGCCACCCCCGAGAGCGTTTATCGCTCGAAGATGGCTGATGCCTGGAAGCGTCCCCTGACCGCCACTAAGTAAGGAGTACCTTCCATGGCCGTAACTTTCACTGCTACCACTGTCACCAACCCCACTGGTGCTCAAGGCAGCTACCCGCTTCGCGAGGCAGTTGGCCACGAGGGCGGCATTGCTGATCTGCAGGCTTATGTCTGCCGCAGCTTCCGCAACCAGTCCGGCGCCGCCATCCCCTTCGGGGTTTTGGTGATGACGGACAACTCGCCTACCACCAACGACGCTCTCGCCGTTGAGCCTGCGACTGGCACGACCCTGATTCAGGGCATCACTGTCCACTCGCAAGTCACTGAGGGCACCACTCTCGGTTCCGCCTACACCCCCGTTCCGACTCCTTACTTCTCCGATGGCCGCATGGGCTATCCGGACAAGGAGACCGTCAACGTCGTCTCCAAAGGCGTTGTGTGGGTGTGGTCCGTCGATGCAATTGCACTCGGCGACGCTGTCCGCTTCTACAAAGTTGACAACACCGGCACTACCGCTGGCGCATTCCTGGGTCGCTTCGGCAAAACTGCCGCCGCTACCAAGACCATCGCGGTCGCAGGTGCTCGCTGGTTGTCGGAAACCACTGCCGCGGGTCTGGTTCTCCTCGAACTCGACATCCCTGGTCAGACATACACCGCCGACTGACGGAGATTCCTCATCATGACTACTGAAATCCGTAACGACGAAGTCGGCGTCTTTCTCGCCAGGGAGCTCGAGACAATCCTGTCTCGGACCTTTGAAGTCGAGTACACCGACATTAAGTACAGCACCCTAATCCCGATCTCCACCGAGGTCGGCCCCGGCGCTGACTCCTACACCTTCCGAGTCTTCGACAAGCAAGGCTCGATGAAAGTGATCGGGGACAAGGCATCTGACCTGCCCCGCGCTGACGTGCTCCGTAAGGAAGTGACCTACCCGGTCCGTTCCTTGGGTGCCTCCTTCGCCTATACCATCCAGGAAACCCGTGCCGCCGCCATGGTGCCCGGCATGAACCTGGAGCAACGTCGCGCTAACGCAGTGCGTCGTGCCTATGAGGAGAAGGTTCAGGAGATCGCTTTCTACGGCGATGCCGCCTCCGGCATGAAGGGCTTCTTCAACAACGATCAGGTCGACAAAACCGTTCCTGATAAGTGGTTCGACACCGCAAGTGTCACCACCGACGAAATGCTGGCTCTTCTGAACGAGGCACCTACCCGCCTGGTGCAGAACTCCAACATGAAGGAGATGCCCAACACGATGCTGGTGCCCTACAACGTGTACCGCATCATCTCCACCACCCCCCGTTCGACAACCTCGGACACCACGGTGATGGAATTCTTCCTGCGCACCAACCCGATGATTAGCTCGATCGAGCCGATCAACGAACTGGAAGCCAGCAAGTCCGGCGGCGCTTTGTCGAAGGACCGGATCCTGGTTTATGACCGCAGCCCTGACAAGCTGCAACTCCAAGTGCCCCAGCCCCTGGAGTTCCTGCCCCCCGTGCGCCAAAACCTCGAGTTCTCGGTGGCTGCCCACGCACGTATCGGAGGTCTTGCGCTCTATTACCCCAAGAGCGCCATGGTGCTCGAAAAGGCATAAACCTTTAGCCTTTTCCAACCCATTCAGAATGGGTTGATTCCCTATCTTCACCCAATCATGATCATCGTTTACCGCCCAGAACTGGAAAACCCTCCGATGGACAAGGAGTGCACCATCGGATTCTCGTTCGTCAATGGCGGCGGCCTGACCGATCACATCCAAGTCCTCGCGGGGGTCACCCGTGACTTCCCCGAGGACGTTTGGGATCAAATCAAGGACTACGACGTGGTCAAAAACCTGCTTTCCCTTGGTGCCATGCGCATCGAGACCGAAGCAGCGACTCTGATCAAGCCGGTCACAAGCGAAGCCGGCAACTCCATTGCTGACCAGCCCCTCACCCAAGCCCTGAGCCTGGTTGAGGACAGCTTCGATCTGAACCAGCTACGTCAGTGGGATGCGAAAGACTCCCGCATCCGGGTGAAGAACGCCATTGCCAAGCGGGTCACCGCGATCACTGAAGGCAACGGCTAATGGCAGTCCCCAGCAGCAGCGAATTCCTCCTCCGCTTCCCTGAGTTCGGCGAGCAATCGCTCTCAGTGGTGGAGGGAGCATTGGCTGAAGCCGGTCGCAATGCGCCTGCAACCAGCTGGGGGACAACCCAATACGACGCCGTCAGCTATCTGGCGGCTCACTTATTGGCAACCCGCATCATGCAAATCGGCCTACAAGTTGGGGCGATGTCCGGCTCCCCCACAGGGGAATTGCTGAACTCATCGCTCTACGGCCAGGAGTACCAACGGCTGCTCAACAGCCTGACCCTTAGCGGTTTTGCCTTGTAAACCATGGCGATCTCAGCTGGCCTTGTCGCTAAATATGCCCCCTGGGGTAACGCCCAGCTGGCATTTGAGCTAGGCACTGGCTACGCGACTACAGATCCCGCCACCGGTAACGCGGTTCAAACCACCGAGGTCGTGGAGTATCTCGCCGCCTTGACCCTCCAAGCCCCGGCGTGGAAGGGCGAAAGCGGTGTTGACAACACCACGTACTCCTGCAAAGGCCGTGTCCTTAGCCCGGCAATCCTGGATGCCCGCATCACCAACGGCACTCAAGCTGACTGTGTGATCAATGGCTACCGAGGACGTTTCGAGCTCGTCTTCGATCTGACGATGGACATGAATTTCCGAAAGGACCTTCGCCAGCAGATCGAAGGCGTATTCCGAGTAGTGGGAGGGCCGGCGTAATGGCCCGCTCTCAACAGTCACTCAGCAATGAGCTGAGTAAAGCCACTGCCCAGGCCATGAAGCAACTAGGCACATGGCTTGATGGGCGCTTCACCGAGGAGATCTCCTCCACGAAGTGGCCTTACCCAACACCTCCCAAGGTGCGGGACATCGTGGAAACTGGCCGCCTTCGGGCAAGCCAAACACGCTCTGTGAATGCGGACGGCTCAGTCACCTTCACCTGGCCCGTCGATTACGCACAACAGGTCCACGAGGGCGGCGTTGCCCTCACCGGCATGCGCTTCCCAGGCCGACCCTGGACAAAAGTCCCCCTCGAGGAGGCTTCTGACAAGTTCGGCAAATTTCTGCGCTCCGCATTGGAGGCGCAGCAATGACGATCTCGACCAGCTACCCACCGGTGACCGTTCTTCGGAACGAAATTGAGACCCACATCCTGAACCTCTACGAGGCAAACGGAACAACTCTCAAGGCTTATACCGCCTGGCCCGGCTACTACACCCTGCCTGACAACAGCCGCATCCCTGCGGTTTACGTCGTTGGCACATCGATGGTGCCCTCGAACTGGAACATCACCGGTATCGAGTGCACGATCGAAGAGGTCCCCGAGATCGCCAACCCTGGTTCTGTAAGCGGTGTCATCTCATTCGAGAGCTGGTCAGTCCGGTTCACCAATTACGGAACCAAAGAAGGGACCCGCATGACCACGTCACTGCTGGACATCAGCAGGCGACTGGCCCGGGCCTTCCCCAGGGACCAAGTCACGTACATGGCCCGAACTGAGGTCACCTTTGAGGCCCTCACGGCCCGCATCCGCGGAGTCGTAATGAACCCCCCGATCCCCTAAGGAGTCACCACCATGGCCGACTATGCAATCGGGCTTTCATTCCACAAGGCTCACCGGACTCTCGTCCGCGCCGTGGAACTGACTGCTCCCAACCGCTACTTCGCGACCCGCGACGCATCCGGTTTTATCACCCTGCCCACCCTGGACACCGGTGCAAGCTACCTGCAAATGGGTGGTATTACCAAAGCCAGCTTCCAAGTCAACGACACGAATCAGGACTTCCGCCTCCTCGGTGATGACGGTTGGGCTGACAGCGTCATCACTGGCGCTGCTGTACAAGCATCGTTGACCAGCTATTTCGCCAGAGATACCGAAATCCCCGCAGGTACCACGGTCCCTGTGTTCCGCGGCAACTACGACGAAGGCTTCAACCTGATTCAGCGCAGCCGTTACGACAAGAGCTTCGAGGTCTACTTTGAGTTCCTCAAGGAGCTGGGTCAAGCCAATGGCACTACCGGCAACTTCATTTATGACTTCACTGGTTTCAACGCTTGCATCAGCAACTACCAGGAGTCAGTTAGTGCCGAGGGTCTGACTGAAATCAGCTTTGACCTCATGTCCCGAGGACGTCCTGTCTTCGGTCGTTACGACGGCGGCTCCACCGCCCTCAGCATTGGTAACATCCAATCTTCGCTCCTGTTTACGGCACCTTCCTCCGGTACTCGTCGTTATGCGACTGTGCCTTTGGATAACGCCCAAGCGATTGTCACCACCGCCAACCAGACTGTCACCTACACCAGTGACGGTACGGTTGCTCTGGCCCAGCTTGCCCTCGGTCAAGCTGATGGCAGTGGCTTCCGCCTGGAAGTGGCTTCAACCGGAGTGGCAGTGCCCTGCACAGTGAGCCTCGCCTCCAACGTGGTCACAATTGACCCTTCCCCAACGCTTACAGCCGGTACCATCTACCGTCTGCGCGTTCTGGATGGTGCAATCACCCAGGCTGTGGATGCCTCTGGAAACGCTTCTGCCTCCGGCACAAGGCGTCCTCTGGCGGGATTCACCACTGAATTCCGGACTGCCTAAACCCCCCGAGTTCGCACCCAAATACCAAGGCCCCACACCGGGGCCTTTTTTGTACCCATGCACCACGATCTGTTAATCGATCCGATCAACACCGTCTTTGCAGTGAATTGCCAAGAAGAAGGCGCCACCCTTCACTGCGGCGCCATCTACCTCGAACCCCTCGTCCAAAGCAGCACTATAACTTTAGCGTATAAAGAAGCTAAGATTGAGGTTGAACTACCACTCGAGCTGGTCAACCAGACAATGCCCTTTCGGGCCTGGTCGATCTCTCTCCCCATCAAAGATGTCTAAGTACGCCAGCATCCTTTTCGAGCCCAGCAAGTTCCACCAGATTGGGCCATTCCGCTTCCCGGTCTACAACGACCTTGTCCCCGGTGAAGCCAAGGGCATCGAAGAGATCGGGCGTAAGCAGTCCAAGTCAACCTTCCGCTCGATCAAGCTCGCGCAGCGGATCGCTAAGGACAAAGGCATTACGACCAAGGAAGCGGTCGACCTTCTAAGCAAGGCCAACGACGACGAGAACCAAGCAATCCTGTTTGATTACGTAACCGAACTCGAGGAGCTCCAAAGCGACACCCTCGGTGCCACTGAGCAGCAAATTGCTTTTGTCACCCTATTCATCCGCTACCGGGGAGAAGTCAAGCTTCCCCGCTCAAGGGAATGGACCCGACTCAGTGACTGGACCGATGAGGACACCGAGAGCATGCCCTCCAAAACCATGGAGGAAGTCTTCAAGCTACTGACCTGGGAGCGTGATGGCTGGCCCGAGCCGGAAGCGGAGGGAAACGAAGTGGAGCAGGAGTTCAGCCCACCCCCGAACAAATCCTGAAGCAGTGTGAGGACCACCTCCGCACACCCCTGACAGATTGGGACAGCGTCTATGTCAGGGTGCGTTGCTCCGAGATCGGTGCTGACTACCCCGCCGAACGCTTTCTCCGCACCCCAATTAGCAGTATCCGCTGGCTCCTACGCCAATTGGATGACCGCGAAAAAGGCCAGGCCAACCTGGCCAGCGTTTCCACTGCGCGCCTCGCCCACATTGTCCTGCAGGCAGCCCATGGGATGTCTGGCTCGAAGAGTGCAGCACCCAAGGTCCAGCCCAAAGACTTCCTGCCTTACCCGGATTGGAGGCCCAGCACAGCCGAGGCCGATGGCCCAGATCAACCTACGAAGTTCATTCTCACGGAGCTAATCAAAACCCGTCAGATCCCAATGCACGTGTTCGCTTCACTGATAACTCGGGCAGAGGAAGAGCGATAGCATACGTTTAGCGGATAGCTCACGAGCGAGAACGTGGCTGACTTTAGGCTCAAGGTAGTAGCAGATACGCAGACCGCGGAGCGTGGTCTTAAACAAGTAGGAGAAGTCGCGGATAAAGCAACAAAGACCCGTAACTTAGACATAAAAGTTCCAAATCTATTTGAAGTATCAAAGACTTTTCAGACACTAGAACGTGATGTAAAGTCAGCAGCGAACACCATAAAAACATTTTACACAGTAGGAAAGGCACTCCCAGGTAGCTTTGGAGAAGTAGTTCGCACTATTGAAAATGTAGGCAAAAACGCCACGAAAAGCGCCATAGCAATAAATAACAACAACTCAGCAGCTGAGATATTTAGCAATACAATAAAAGGTGCTACTGATGCAGCTAGTCAACTCGTAACAACCCTGGCAAAAGTAGGCTTTGCTACCTTCGCTATTAAAGAAACCGTAGGGATACTACAGGCAGCCTTTAACGGCTTCTTCAATAACACCATCGGCCGAGAGATCAAGCTCCGGGAGACGATCCTCAAGACTCAAACCACCCTTGCCTCCACCAACAAGGTCTTCAAGGACGGCAAAGAGATCACCGATCCCTACCAGAAGATCGTCACGCTCACCGGTGCCGTCCAGAAAAACATTGACTCCATCCGAGAGCGGTCGATCGCTCTAGCTGGAGTCACCTCCAACGATGTCATCGAGGTCTTTGGCATTGTCGCCTCCCAGGTTGGCCAGATCGGTGGTGGCCTCAAGGAAGCTGAAGACCTGGCCATCAACTTCGCCGCTGCTCTTGGCACCTTCGGAATCCCCCTGTACCAAGCTCGGCAGGAGATCGGCTCAATCCTGCGCGGGGACATTACCACCGACTCTTACCTCGCCAAAGCACTGGGCATAACCAACGAGGACATAACCAAGGCCAAAAACGAGACCGGTGGTGTAGTCAAATTCCTCGAAGACCGCCTAGCTGAAGCCGTTGCCGGCCAAAAGATCGCTGCCCAGGGCTTCTCCGGCGTGATGTCAAACATACGCGACCTCGGGGAGCTCATTGGCCAGAACTTTGGCCGAGGCATGCTTGCGCCCCTGCTCAACGGATTAACCGCAGTATTCGAGACCTTATTCCGCATCCGCAAGCAGATCTTCGATATTGCCTCCAAAGCTGGTGAAACTATCGGTCGTGTGGGCACACTCGTAGTCGGACTGACCGCCGGCCGCACCGGTGTGGGCAAAGGTGTGGATGCAAGCGCCGCTGCCTCGGCCGCTTCGGGCCTTGCCGACAAGGCATTCACCGAGATCGAGAGCGTCGCTCAACGCACAGTGGGTGCAATAGCAACAGTCATTGCTTCATTGAAGCCTACGGTGCTCATTCTTGCGGATGCCTTCCGCAACGTATCAGAAGCTTTCGTACAAATTAAAGTTGGTACGTTTGAAGCATTAGCTTCAGCTTTAGCGAATGTAGCAAGAGCAGCGGGGGTAATTGCTCCGATATTTGCGAGCATATTTAATCTATATGCGCGCCTGTTAAACACCCCCATTGTCAAATACTTTACCGAGGTCGCCACCGTCCTCGCATTCCTTAAGCGAGCCGGCCTAGACGCAGCTACTTCGCTCCTCATGTTCGGCAAGTTTGTTATTAGTTCGGTCATTCCCGCTTTAGGTGTCTTCGGCACGGCCGCCGGTGCTGTAGTAGCTGGGATTGCAGCTATCGGACTAGCGATAGGCAAACTCGTACTTGTGTTAGCTGGACTAGCGTCCGCCCTTGTCACGCCTGCGGCAGCTTTTCCAGCAGTAGCAGCGGCATTTCATGCACTATCCGCAAGCCTAACGAATGTAGGTAATCAAGCGGTCGGTGCTAATACTAAATTAGCTGGTTTTGGCAAGGGCCTTACTACGTTAGGCGCTACGGCGAAAGCCGCAGGTGGCGCGATACTATCTTCCCTAGGTTGGATATTTGCATTTCAAGTAGGAATTGCGGTTGTCATAGACGCTGTCGGTCGTTTTCAACGCGCACAGGAGGAACAAAAGGCTAGCGCCCGCGCGACTGAAGCACTACGCCGCCTCCAAACAACCTACAAAAACGTAGGCGATTCAGCCAACAGCGCAACAAAATCGGCGCGCGACTTTGAGCAAGCCATTGTAAATGCGCGCTACGACAACATAGTAAATGAAGTTGAAAAAATACGCGAGCAAATTAAAGAAGTTGATGACTACTTAAATGATAACAGCTTGTTAGGCCGGATATTAAAATCACCTGGCCGGACGGCTATTATTGAGATACAAAATAAGCGCAAAGAACAGGCAACTACTCTTGAAAAAGAAGCGTCTGAAATTAGCGCGCAGCGTGACCGCAAACTAGCTGCAGAAAACGTAAAGCTAGAGACTCAAAAACGTATAGACCTAACCAAAGAAATAGCCGAACTCGAGCGCAGCCATGCTTCCAAGCTCTTCGAGCTTCGCCAACAGGCAGCAGCGAAAGAGGTCGAGATCTTCCGCCTGGCAGGTGAACAGCGCATTGCCGAAGTCGAGCGCGCCAATGCCAAGATGCTCAAAGGGCAGGAAGGTGCATCCGCTGCAGCTATCGATGCACTCAACAGGTACCTGGCAACCCGAGAGCGGGGTGAACTCGAGATCGAAGCTGCTAAGCAAGAGCTTCACATTGAATCTGCCAACCTCGACAAGTCGGTGGCTGACTACCGGGTAGCTATCGAGAAGCAGATTGCAGAGATCAAGAGGAAGTCAAACGAAAACGACATTGCCACGGCCGATTACCGGAAACAGCAACTGCTAGCAGGAGGGGCAACTGGTGCAGCAGGTAGTGGTGACTCCATTCAAGCTGCCGTTGCCGCAACCAAGAACCTGACAGGGGTCAATGAACAGTGTGCTGAAGCGGTCAAACGCTTCATGGCTGTTATCGGGGTCAACAGCTCGGTGATGACCAAAGCGGCAAAGAGTGCCGAAAAGATGGGCACGGTGATGACCGACTGGTCCAAGCTGCAACCCGGGGACATCGTGGCTCGGGGTAGCAAAGGCGATCCCAGCCATGTTGGGGTGTTTACCGGGGGTCAGAACGTCTTCCACCAAAGCTCAGGTCGTGGCCTGACGGCTGGTAACTACCCCGACCTCGGGTACTTCAAGGAGAAGGGCTACTTCATTCGCCCGTCCGGCATGGCGGCCGGCGCTGGCCCTGTGGCTAAGCCTGTTCTTCAGGAAGCTTCAAAGCTTAGGGATCCCAAACAGATGAGCAACGAGGTCGCAGCCATCACAGGCAGTATCAAGAACCTAAATGCCCAAACAGCCGAGCTAAGGGCCCAGGCTACCAACGCCAACACCAAAGCCGCCTTCGACGCCATCTTCGATGGTCTTTTCCCTCAGGTCCCAATCGAGGGAGCCCAGAACGATCTGATCGAGCGCTTCAACAAGATCAACTCCTTGCTCCTAAGCACAGGAGCCAATACTGCTGCTAGCACTGCCGAGCAGAAGTTTGCTGACATCAAGGCAGAAACCCAGACCCAGGTTGAGATCCTCAAGAGAGAAGTTGCCCAGGTCAAGACTGAATTTGAGAAACGGCGCACGTCGACCGACCCGAGAAACAAGCTTTCTGATCAGCAAGCAAACGAACTGAAGACTCGAGCCGACAAAGGCCTGCAAGAACAAATTGAAAAACTGAACGAGATTGCGAAGGTCAAAAAGGCAATTTCAGCCGCGGACAACTACGGTGAGGCCCTGACCCAGCAGCAACAACTACTAATCCAGTTCAACCAGCAGACCGAAGCCATCAAAGACGAGGCCGAAGCTCGCCGCACAGCAAACAGACTACGAATGGAAGGCTTCTCCGAAGAAGCAATCCAGAACGAACTACGCAAGCTAAAGCTGGACCAAGAGTTCCAGAAAGCAGCAGAGCAAATGGATGCGCAGTACCTCCTTCTGCAGAATTCATTGGCTCAATACAACCTAGAACAAGCCAAAGGCACAGTACTCACTGGTGCTGCCAAGGAAGCTTATGAAGGACTGAACAAATCACTCGAAGACCTAAAGAAAAGGCGAGACGAATTAGAAAGCAAAAAAGACAAGGCCAAAACAGATGGTGATGCTGCCACCGCTGGAACTAAACAAACCCCACGTGAAAAAATCGGAGGTCGAATCAGTGAAGTCAAAAAAGAACTAGCGGAGCTTACTAACGGAGCCAACATCGCAATCAAGGCTGCTGATGGTATTGGAAACGCATTTGGCAGGGCATTTAGGGGCCTGATTGATCAAAGCATGACTGCTCGGGAAGCGTTGAGCGTATTCTTCAAGGACGTGGCCAACATGTTCCTCGAGATGGCCGCTCAGATCATCGCCAAGCAGATGACCATGATCATCCTGCAGACCATCCTCAAAGCACTTGGCGCTGTTAGCGGTGCCGGAAGTGGTGGCGATCTTGGAAAAGTCAACATGGCAGATGTAAGCAAATACTCAGCTCCTCTTGGTTATGCCAAAGGTGGAGTATTTGGTGACGGTGTATCGAAATTTGCAGCGGGTGGAATTGTTAGCTCGCCCACGCTGTTCAAATTCGCCAACGGCGGCACCACCCAAACAGGCTTAATGGGTGAGGCCGGACCCGAAGCCATCATGCCCCTATCTCGGGGCCCTGGCGGCAAGCTCGGCGTCAACGCATCCGGCCTGCGCGAGGCCATGGGTAGCGCACCTGGAACTGGTGGTTCACCCATACTTAACATGAGTTTTGAGAGTACAACAATCAACGGTGTCGAGTACGTCTCACGGGATCAACTCGAGGCCGCCATGGCACAAACCCGCAGGCAAGCATCTGCCGATGGTGCCAAGCGGGGAATGTCCATGACCCTGGATCGTCTCCAGCAGTCACCCCAAACCCGTAGCCGCGTAGGCCTTCGCTGATGGCAACCTTTCCCGCCTACGCCCCAACCAAACGCCAGTTCGTGCCCGGGATCTACCCCCAGAAGAGCCATCGCTCATTGGCGGGCGTCGTGGTCAAGCGCACCTTCGGCAACAAGCCATCAGCCGCAACACTCAGCTTTTCGTTTGACAATATCGCCGATGTCAAAGTCGTGGCCATCCTGGGCCACTACCGCAGCCAAACAGCAGTCAACAGACGTTTCAAGATCTCAGCCATCACCATGGCTGGAATCAGCACCGAGCTCGCTGCAATCGCGGATGGGTCCGCGGACAACCTTCGCTGGGAATACGCCAAACCGCCCGCGGTGGAATCGATCCGCCCGGGTGCATCCCGAGTCCAAGTTGAACTGCTCGGCGAAATCCGCGACCCGGCTTCTGACGACTGATGACACTCGACATTCGGATCTGCCAATTCTTTCAACTCACCACAGCAGCTGGCATCCAGCATCTGTACCAGAACTACTTCGCCCACGAGAGCGTTCCCTACGGGAGCAAAACCTACAACTGGGCTCCGTTCCGAGCTGAAGGCTCAATGGCCTCCCTGAACGGCGAAAACACAGTCCTGCAGGTGCTGTTTCCCAACATCGACTTCGTGCTCCAGCTGCTCAGCCAAGGGGGAGGTAACAGGCTAAGCACCTTGATCCTGACCACCCAATGGCTCACCCGTGACAACGCCTACACCCGTAACGTCCAGACCGAGTACTACATCGGCACAGGTGCCTCGATCAGTGAAACAACAGTTGAACTGCGCTTTCGGTCAGCGATCGACAGCGTGGTGTCCAATTTTCCCGGTCGTACACTGACTCAGGCGCTGGTTGGCCCTTTGCCCCTGGATTCACAGTTGTATCTCCAATGAATCTGAACGATTTGATTGGACTGGAGTATGGCTGGAACCATGCACCTGGCGACGGTAGCGGCAAGACCGACTGCTTCCAGCTGGCCTGTGAAGTACGCCGCCGCCTGGGCATGTCCGACTACAGCGAGCGGTTTGCTTGGGTCTATACCGAATTTTTAGACGAACAGTTCAACCGTGCAAAGATTGCCCGCTGGTTACTTCAGTGCGGAGAGCGGTTAAAGATTCCAGCACCTGGAGCAGTACGATTACTACCAGTTGAAGAAGGAGCAGCACTGGCTACGTATCTACACGATGGGACTACGATATTTCTAAGTTCTGGTGGGAGCGTAATTCGCACACAAATTCTGGACAGCCTTGGTTACTGCTTTTGGATGGACTCATGACCCGTAAATTACTTCCTTACGAATATGATCTGATTGACACATTAGGTGTCACAAAAGAAGAGTACCTTGAATTTCTAGCTGTTCAACAAGCATACACAGATTCTAAACAAGGTACCGTCCTAGACATTCAAAATGGTCCCGCAGTTGTAGCTATTGTTCTTGCTGTCATTGGCATTCTGGCGCAGGTTGCCTCCGTCCTCCTAGCACCAAAGCCGCGACTTCCCTCTACACCAGAAGCGTTTGGCCAGCGCCAAACCCGCGACCAGCGTTTCTCCCCTCGTTTCGGCTTCAACAGTCAGCAGGAACTGGCCAAGTATGGCGACCCCATCAACCTCGTCTACACCGACACAGCCATCAATCCCAATGGTGGCGTCCGGTTGGCAGCCTCATTGATCTGGTCCGCCGTTCGCAGTTACGGCTCCACCCAGTTTGTCCAGATGCTGATGGTACTCGGAGCTGGTGGTATCCGCTCCATCAACATCAGTAAAAGTGCCTTTGGACAAACAGCACTATCTGACATCACAGCAGAAAACAAATGGCTGTACTTCCGCCCCAACGGCACCGGAGCATTGCAATGGGCTGACATCACGGGCGCCCAGTCTGTTGACGATCCGACGCTCTATGGCACATCCACAAACAACCCATACCGCATCCAGACCACATCCGAGAACGTGCGGAGCGACGGGTTTAGCCAGGCTTACTCCCCAGCCACACAGAACAGCATCGGCATTTATGGCGTAGTGCCAATCAACGTCGAGGTGTACCAACGGAACGAAGCTGGAGACAAGGAAGCCGCGCCCCTAGGTATCTACTCCACCTGGAACTGGACATCCACCCAATCTGTTGGTACCGGATTTGAAGTCACCATCACCATTCAAGCAACCAATACAAACGTCAACGACGTCAATACCCAGGCACAGGAAACTCGCCGCGCACTCGCTAGCACTTTTGACGACAGTGGTGTATTCAAACTCGGATCAGCAAAATTTCGCGTCAAGTCCATCAATGTTGGATCGCCAGATGAAAAAGACATGATTGTAAAACTTGTGTGCATCGAGAACGGAAATGCTCCAGTTCTTGAGTACGCAAGTCAGACTATCGAAAGTGATAGCACACGGTTCAAGAATTCTGTTCTAAACAGGGCCGACTATACCGCAGCGGTAACTGTAACTAATGCTGCATACAATGCTGATCAACGTCAATACGAATCTTACAATGATGGAGAATACGTTGAGTACAGCAAATTGCCATTCGACGACGTATTTAATAGCGACGGCATATACGGTCCACGGTTTGATTACGAATCTTTCATTGGTTACGAAAAGGATCGTAACTTTACACCTGCTGAACAGGGTGCTTACGCTACACTCCAACGACTAAACAACTTAATTGCTGCTTATGAATCCAATGATTACTTCTACACTAAAGCTTTAACCCGCTTTGAAGAAGCGTCGTACCAGAC